TTTACCGGTATAACCATATTTATCCCAAATACCCATATTCTCACCATACTCTGGTTGGTACGCAACCACACCACCTAATTTCTCATCACCACCAACTTTAAAATAAATCCCAAAATAAAGATTTGTGTATTTCGGTAAATAACCTAACCACTCATACTCATTTATTATTGGTTCGCACACTTGTCTAGTAATTTGGCGAACTTCACAATTATTTAATGAAACTTTTGAGATATCAAAATCAATATTATTTTGTTGTTCGGTTTGCTTTTGTTGTCGTATTTTGTATTGATGGGCAATAATTTTATTACTTTTACTTATATTGTCAGAACCCCACATTGGTCTTAAATTACTTAATGACCAACATTCTTTAAATTGCTCGTCATCTGTTGATGTATAATTAAATTTGGATATTGGTATAATATGGTCTATGTGCCATTCACCGTAATTTTCTAAGGTCATTCGGGGTTCCAATAACTTATTTATGTGTTTTATCAAATCATTTTTTGTGTAACCCAATAGTTCAAAACATTTTTTATCTTTAAGAATGTCTTTTTCTTTTAGAGCGGTATATAATGCGGTTCTAAATACGCTGGAAATTTTGTATTTGGGGTCTTTTGCTTTTTTTTCTCTTTCATACTTAGCTTTTTTAGTTCTTACTTTATCTATGTTGTTTTCAACCCATTCTTTGTGATATTTTTTTAAATGTTCTTTATTTTCTTTTGACCAACGTGCTGAATTATTTTTTTTTCTTAATTTATTTTTTTCACTTTCACGATATTTCTTATCTGAAACTATTTTACCACCTTTAAATTTTCTACCGGATGGACCAAACTTAGCGCCATTTTCTTTTAAAATTCTAATAACTGTTGGTTTTGATAAACCCATTCTCTCTGAGATTGCGGGGGAACCTAAAAATCCAACATTATATAGTCTTAACATTTCATTAATTTGCTCCTTTGTTGGTTCTATTTTTTTCATACTATTTCTTTTTTTATAAATATAGTATTATTCCATATAATCGTCAATTAACCATGAAAAATATAAATAAAAAAAGCGGGAGAAAATCTCCCGCCTTCTTTATTTTGTTGTTTTTGAGCCTATTATCTCAATTCTCTTAAGTCAAATGAACGAACACCGTCAACAATAATTCTACCATAGAACCTGTTATTTACCATTTTTTTGGCGTAACGGGTCATGATACCCTTAATCGGGGTAAAGTTGAACGGATTGTACATTGTCGGAGTTAACTGGAGAGGTACATACGGAGCGTAGACGTATCCAGTGTCCAATAGAGATGTTCCCTTGTGACCAAGCAATACTGTGTTGGGTGGGAAGTAAGGGTCTCTGTAAACCTGATATCTACCTGCTAAAGTACCGACTTTCTCAATACCCATGTTGTACTGATCCTGTTCAGGAGCAGCATTTGAAACGTGGAAGTATTCGAGGTCATCGAAGATAGCTGAGATTTCAGAGGATACAACAATCCAGTTAGCGCCACCTCTTAAGGTTGACTTGTGGATTTGTGCTGAGATTTGGTTGATAGCGGTGATGAGGGTCTGGTTCCAGTCCTTTTGGGTATAAGGAACAGCAGCGGTACCTAATCTCTTCCAACCATTGTAATCCCATCTTAATGTCCAAGCAGCGCCTTTTCTCAAATCTCTTAAGATTTCTCTGTCGATTTCAGCGGCAACTTGCTCTGACAATAGAGCGGTTAATTCTGCTTCAGCATCGATGTTGTGGAAAGCAGCTACGTCTTGAGCGAGTTCAGGAGACCATTGTGCTCTTAACTTTCTTTCAGTTACTGATACAGTTACTGACTGAAGGTCGAAAGAGACTTCACCAATCTTGTCTTCGAATTCGAGTTCTTCGTAACGCTTCCAAGCCGCATTAATCTGACCGCTTCCAGATGAACCTGACCAAACTGCACCGGTAAGAGTTGCACCAGAATAACCGTCAATTGTGTTAGCATTGTCACACGAAATACAAACAGGAATTTGAGCATCAACTTCGAGATAGATGATACCAGTCGGTGAGCAGATGTCATCAAAATAACCACCATTACCACCTGTTGTGGTTCTGTTAAACGGAGCTTGAGTTTGTGAACCGTATTGAACAATACCCTTACCATACTTCTGAGTTACAACTCTGTAAAGAAGAGGTGTAACAACTGCTGTACCTAATTGAGTAGCAACAGCCGAAGTGTTTGTGTAAAGAGTAAGGTCTGACAAGAATGATTCGGTATCCATTTCCTGACCATCAGGACCGATGAGCTTACCAGCACCAGCACTTGAGAAACCTGAAAGAGCAACCAAAATCTTTCTGTATTCGCCTGAAGCGTAAGCAGTCGGAACAAGGTCAGAACCGCTCCATGCGACAGTTTGTGTTGCAGCAGTTAAGATAAGGAATCTACCCTTTGAGTAGTCGAAAAGACCAGCAGGGTTCAATCCGGGTTCGTTACCCTCATAGAAGAGGTCATAAAGACTCTTTCCATAAGCGTTTGAAGCAGGGGGATATCCAGTGTTAGGATCGCCGGGATAGTTACCGGGAGAACCAACAGGAGCGTAGTGCTGACCTGAATCTGAATAACCACCGGGGATAGCAGCGTCAGCAGTAGCACCGGTATAACCCTGAATTCTCGGAATGAAGTAGAATAACTTACCGATAGGGAGGTTCATGGCTTGAACTGATACGATTTCGTTCGCCAAGAGTTTCGAGAAAACTCTTCTGATAATCGGGAAAACTACGGTTTCAAATGAACCGCTGTCAGATGTAGAAGCCGCTTCGTTAATAAGTTGTGAAGCTTGGTTTTCATACAACTGAGCCATGTTTTCCTTTAAGTGACCTCTAAGACCCTCTAAGAATCCTAGTTTGTCCCACTTGTTAATTGTGTCTTCCTTGATAACCTTAAGATGCTTAAGACCAATGTTACCAACAAGACCGCTATCTAATAATGCACCCATTGTTTTAAATTGTTTTTTAAGTTTATTTTATTTTATTCATGAGGTCTTTCATGCGCAAGAATTGGGGATTCTCATAAGTCTTAGACTCAATCAAATTAACCGCAGAACCGCTAGAAGGAGCCTTTTCAATTTTTGACTCAATCGACTCGGTTATCGGTGTAGAACTCTTGGATGTTAAATCCTCTTTTATTGTTGTGTAAAGGTTCTTTGATTCCTTAATTGACTCAACACCATCAAATCTTCTTAGGATGTTAATTTTTTCCTGTTTTGAAGTTGAATGTTCAGTGAAAAGTCTGGTCGCGTAAGCAAGATTTGAATTAAATACGGCAACCTCGTTAAGTTTGTTTCTAAAGATATTTAACGCCTTTCTATATTCTTCATTTTTTTCTCTTAATGAAGTTAATTCAGCATTAATTTCTTCAAAATCAAAATCTTCTTCAAGATGTCTTGGAGCAGTTCTGGGTTTCGGTAATCCACCCTTTCTAAACTTGCTACCCATACCTAAAGTTCTTGCAGCTTCCTTGGTCTCAATTTTCTTTACATCAGATTTAGATGTTTTTGTAGCGTTACCCATCTTTGGTGTCATACCAAACATTTTTCCGGTAGGCTTTTTCATTGACATCTTTTTCGGACCTCTATTTGAATTATTTTCTGGATTCCTTCCTTTGAACATTTTTGGTTTGAATACTTCCTCCAAATCGTAGGTCTCACTCATTTCCTCATCTGTTTCTTCAGCTTCCTCCATTGTATCTTCGTCTGTATCGTCCTCTTCATCAAGTTCGATTTCGTAAACAACCTCCTCAACCTCATCAGATTCTTCTGATTCGTTAAAAATGTCATCTAACATAGCATCAATATCAGCTTGCTTTTCGGTTTCGGTTTCATCGGATTCTTCGGTCATTTCTTCCTCACCTCTCATTTTTCTAACTTTGTGACCTCTGCGCATTGGCATTTGATCCTCAAACTCGTCAAATTCAAGTTCATCATTAAGACCTAATTCCGCTCTGATTTTCTGAATTTTTTCTTCATCATCTTCGCTTTCAAAATCCTCATCTTCATCGCTACCTAAATCAAAAGCTCGTTCTTCAATGTTTTCACCTAAGTCAATTAGGTACTCAACATCTTCAGCGTCATCCTTTAGGTGAATCATATCATTGTCTTTTTTAACAATGATACCATCTTCATCACCCATAGCTTTGAAAACCTTTAAAAGCTCTTCTGTTGATGCTCCGGTCAAGTCCATAGGGACTTCATCTTCTACGTCCATGTCAAGACTCATTTCAGCGCCCATCTCTTCAGATTCGTCGCTTAAATCTTCATCGTCTTCCATGTCCATTTCTAAATCGGACGATTCTTCGCTTTCTTCATTATCGGAATCAGAATCCATTCCCATATTTGGAACGTCATCCTCATCTTCGTCAGCCTCACTTAAAGACTCTTTTACTAAATCGCTGATTTCTTCCTTCATTGTTGAAGCAAGTATTCCTTTTGCATTTTCTTGGATAGCTTCCTCTAAATTTCTCATTTGGAGTAAGGTATCTTCTACTAATGATTTTTTCTCTGACATTTATCGTATTTTTTACAATAAATATATCGTGTTTCGAAAAAAACATAAAAAAAACAAAAAAGAGGACAAAATGTCCCCTTTTTTAAGAATTATATAAAATATTTTACCCTATAACCTCATCAATTTTGCTCTCGACCACCGCAGTTATTCTCCAATCACTAGGGAACCCCTCATACTTTTTTGTGATTTTAGCTTCAACATCGGTAACAGAAAAGCCCTTAACCAATTTTTCTTCTTTTTTAATTTTAGCTCTACCAGTTTCGGGGTCAGTAAAGTCCAATGAAACCTTTGCGACAAAATACTTTTCATTATCATTCATTTTTTTAAAGATTTTAAATTATTTACCCAAATAATCGGATAATCTTTTCATTAAGTCAAGCGATTTGTTTTCTTTTTTATCAGAAACATTTGGTTGTCTTAATTTCCTCTCCTCTTCGATATTTTCATCAAATTTGTTTTTATCATTTATATCGCTGAAAAGATATGCTCCCGGTGTTGACGGTGATGAAACCAAATCAAAACAAATGAGTTCAAAATCTGATTGCACCTCATTTTGTTCGCCCTTCTTGGCTAACGAACCAACACCTCTTGAAGAAATACCAAGGGTTGCACCATGTCTTAATAAATTAGCTGCAATATCCGCTTTAGTTGAAACAATTCCTCTTTCATGAAATCCCGGAGATGTTAACAATTTTAACTTACCCATTAGAATATGTGCATCCCACCACATATCTGTAATAAGATGTGAAACTCTATCCAAATCAATAAGGGAAGATTCTGGGTGATTTAATTCACTCATAGCCTTTCCTTGCTTTATTAACTTAATATAATTTTCAGATTCTCTTTTTAGAATATTCTCAGGATAAATTCTACCGTTTCTATTTGGTACACCGTATTTTTGTAATACCGCATAAAATTCAAACGGTTTTGAATAATCCAATAAATTTTTAGATTCTTTAATGATTGCTAAGTTACGCTCATCGCTTGGTGAAATATAACCAGCATCCATTTCAATAAGAATACCTCTTTGTTCAATATCATTTGCTCCTAAAATTTTCATAGATATTTTTTATCTATAAATATGCGAGTATTCTAATATATTTCCTTCTTTGATTTTTTTTGTCGATGAGCAGATAAAATATTTATTGTTTAAAAATATTTTATCATTTATCAATCTTGATATGTAAGTAATTTCATTTCTAAGTTCTGTTGATTTAAAACCCACCTGTGGTTTAACATAGAGTGTTATTTCTAAATTCATAAAACTTTTTTTACCATATTGTATTCCGCTAGTTCTTAAATCCAAATCAACAATATAATTATCATCAAAAAAGATTGGATTTACTATATCATTAACAACATGTTTTATTTCTTTTCTTAAATTACCCACTACGCGTTCCCAACTTTCTAAATCTGCTTTTGGTTGTAACCAACTTTGAATATTTAAATACAGTGATTTAAAATTTTTAAAATCCACAGTTCCATAAGAAACTTTTAAGTTATCAAATCCTGATACCTTTAATGTTTTTCCAGTCTTCATCTAATCATTCTCATAAAAGTTTATTTTCTTAAGTATAAGAAACTTTTATTCGTAAAACAAATATTAGAGTGATTCGTTAAGTTTTTGTAGCTTATAAAAATTTAAATTATTTGGGGGTTCGCTTTTAACCCTATTGAGGGTCTCACTAACTTTAGTGGTTAAACCAGCGTCTGCTTGTTCTGTTAACAATGATTCAAGCTTCTTAATTGTGTTTTCCTTTAATTCACCAAACTGCTTGTTAAATTCGTCACTTGATAATGAAAGAATTGAAGTTAATTCGGTTTTTTCTTTTTCATCCAAACTTGAAATAGCTTCGCTTAACGTTTTGTTGGCAACTTTTAGCATTGTTTTCAAAGGAAGTTTTATAACATCTTTTGTTTCTTTTTTTCTTTTAAGATTTTCCACAATATTTTTTTTGCTAGCAACAATTAAATCTAATTTTGTTACTTTTCCCTCAACAACTGTATCAATATCTGAATATCTATTTTCAGATTTTATATCTTTAACCCATTCATTGATTTTTTCTAAATTTGTTGTTTTTCTTAAATTATTAATCATATTAACAGCTTCACCCAAAAATAACTTTGAATCTTCATCATTGCGTCCTTGCGGAGTGCTTAAATTATCATAAAGATGATATAATTGTAACGCATTTCTATTTTCTAGAACCAGCGACTTAAATCTTTTTAATTCGTTTTTAATTGAATTGTTACTGTAAGACTCAACTAGTTTATCTTCAATTTTTGTTTTTATTAATCCAAAGTTTTTCATGATTAAAAATTGTTTATTAATAAATACATCAATTTAGTAATTTATTCAATTGTTCCTCAATTTCACCCAATTGAGATCTACCTTTGATTAAATCAATTTCCTCATCTTCTTTTAATAAACCACCCTCCACTAAAATGTTTATTTTATCTGTTTTAGCTTCAGGTACTGTTGCTGGCGCTTCAATGGGTGGTGCTTCAGGCGTTGATGTCTCAGGTGCTGAAATATCAGTTTCAGGCATTGTCATTTCAGAACTAGGTTCTTGTGCCGGAGTTCCGGGGGTGGCACCTACTTTTTGACCATAAATTGAATCAACACTATTAAAAATACCGGTTTTTGTGATAATGGTTGCGGTGTTTTCAAGCTCTTTCCCAACCGCTCTTTCAATTCTTTGTTGTTGAATGTCTAACTTAATTTCATCGTCTGAGAATCCAAGAATATGCTTTTTCGCCCAAGATTGTGAAACCGGTGCAATACCATCAATTGTTTGAACAGCATCTTTATAAGTTATGATTTTTTCTTTAAAGACATCAACTTTTAATAAATCTGCCTGTGTCGAGGGATTTGTTAAACCTAATGTGAAGTTAGATAACTCATCTTCAAAACCTAAAATAAACAAATGTATAATTGCGAGTTTATTTAATTCAGCTAACATGCTTTTTTGTATTCTATTAATTGTTCTCGCAAAACGAATATCTTGTAACGCAAGATTTTTACCATCGGCAACAACTTCTTCAAACCCAAGGAACGCTTTTGGTATCCTTAAAGCGGTTAAAAGTTTTTTCTGTATGTATTCTATATCTGCAATTTCGGAAAGGTTACTATTTTTAATGAAAATGCCGTTTTCAATAGCAAAAGTGTGAGATTTTGAATAAATTTCATTACCATCTACAGTAATAGTTCCAGTATCAATACGTTCTGATAACCATTCAATCTTAGTTATTTTATGGTTAAAATAAACTTCCCTCTCAAGATTATACTTCCATTGACGAATATTTTTAAATCCTCTCTTTTTACACTCAAAATGTTTCCATTCAGTAAAATTTTTAAACCCTCGTTGTTTAACCATTTTATCTACATGGTTTTGCGTGAATTCATTTAAGTTTGTTAACGAACTTCTAATTTCCTCATTAATTTCTTTAAAATGTGATATGAATTCAAAAGAACTATTTAAGTTCTTTAACGCCAAATCAGCACGTAAAGTCTTTTCAAATTCACTAACAAATGAATTAAATATGTAATCATCAAATGTTATTGTTTGTTTTTTAGAAAAAACTTTATTTTGATAATCTTCGTCCAACCATTTTATTAAATTTAATTGTTTTATCTTATTTTTTCTTTCTTCTGTATAAGCTTTTGAAATTTTTTTACCTTTATTTTTTAAATTTTCATCATTTTTATTCCATTCCAATAACTTTTTAGTTGTTTTAGCTTTCGAAACCGGATTATTAATTCTTTCATGTCTTTTTTGTAATTCATCTGAAGAAAGATTATTTAAATAATTTTTAATACCATTTGAAATTTTAATTTTATTTTTTTCTTTTTTTTCTGGAGTAGACCACAATTCATATCTGTGATATAAATAATGGTCCTTAGAGTTCATATAAACTAAATTAGTTGGGTTATTATTAAATCGATTATTATCAACATGATGTATTGTATTTTTTTCCGAGTTTAAAAATTCGGAGTCAAAAGTGAATACGGATAATGGTGATTTATCGCTAAAGAATGACGAAACCATTCTATGGGTGAATTCCCATTTCTGAGTATCGTTATTCCAAATTTTTTCATATTTTTTTGCATATTTTTTATTTAAAATAAAATCATTTTTACGATAAAAAGGCATCAAACTATCATTAACAACCAAATCTTTCGCTTCAACAAAACCTTTAGTTCTATGAACAAATTTATGGTCAGGAGTTGTAACAATTTCCTCACCATTATCTAATGTTATCTTAAGAACTTCAGCATTTTTTCTAGTGATACCCGCCCAAGTAACCATACCCGGATGAACAGAACCACTATTTGGATCACATGAATAAACCCAAAGGTTTCTATTACCACTATCCCACTCATTGATTATTTCTTGCAAGGTTAAAACTCTACCATCAAGAAGGGGAATTCTTGTATCTAACGCAATACAAGCTCCCGGTAATGTATCAATCGGATTTGGTGCTGTAACATCTCTAACAGGAACAAAATAATCTTGGTCAACCGCCATTTGATTATATCTTAGGTCAACGTTACCTGTTTTTGGGTCCGCAACTTGGTCACGCTTAAATTTATTCGCAAATCGTTGTACATATGCTTCAACATCTTTATCATCCATGTTTCCAACAAAGACTTTAAACACCCTTCTTTCAGGTGCTCTTGTTGTTCTATATATCAACATCGCATCTTCTGCAAGAATTAATTGTTTCCAGATTCTTCTTGCTTTTTCCAAAATTGAGGTACCGTAAGGTAGTTTTCTATCATCGCCCAACAACCTAAAATGTGCAACTTCCCATGTATTAAATTCCAAATCTTTTTGTTTCCAAGAAAACTTCATTTGTTTAATTTCGGGATTACTATCAGGTGTCCCACCGGGACGTTTAACCATACCCCTTTCAATACGCTCAATTTCAATATTTGGTAATTGGAAACAACCAACAATTCCCTTTTCGGGATCTAATTTCAAAAAGACAAAATTATCACCATATTTACAAGTATTTCTTGTCCACATGGGTAAATTTGTATTAATATCTAATTGATTATAAAATAAATCAGTTAATATTGATTTAATTCTTTTTGATTCCGAATAAATCTGCAACATTTGACCCTCCTGATTTGGTGTTGTGGATTCTTCAGAAAAAGTATCCAATGCTGCTGAAATTTCCGGACAATATTCCATACTCTCGTAATCATAATATGATGCTAATCTAGTGGGTTCATAGTAGACAGATTGGGTATATAAGTTATTCTCAATTTTACCCCACTGATATGTTAAATAAGCGGTTTGTTGTGCTTGAAGTTTTTCTCGCTCGTATTCCTGTTTATTTGGTGTCTTTAAAAGAATATTTTTATCAAATTTGAATGTTGGCGTTTCTTGTCCAAGTAATGAATTCGGTCCAAATCCCTTGGATAATCGTTGCCATATTGTTAGTTTTTCATTTTCCATTTTTATATCTTTTTTACCTTCTTATCCCACCAAATAACCAAGAATGTTGTTGATAATCTTTTTTTGTTGGGTTATTTCTATATATACTTTTATCGTCCGTAAAAGATATGCTAGGATTAAAGAATTGTGAAGTTTGTTTTGGTTCATATGTATTAACTTGCCACGATTCAATCATAACTTTCGTATGTTCAGTTACTTTTTCTAATTGTGTAAATGAAAATTCTGAAACATAAATTGCCATAGCAATTGACATAATTAAATCATCATGACGACCTTTTTGATGGTCAGGTCTACCATTTATATAAACAAAAGAATTTAATTCATTTAATAATCTACTACTGTAAACTTTAAATTTATGTCTTAAAGCTTCTTCAAACGATGAGATGATTTGCACTCGTTTATTATTGAAATTAAGACCGGGAATTTTATCAAGCGCCTTTGCGTCATATTTCCACTTATTTCCAAGCTCAATTCCATCAACATATAAATTCTTATAATTTAATTCTTGTAATTTTCTAGCAGTTGACACACCCATACCCCCTGTGATATCAATAACAATATATGTGTTATAAGTTGTTCCCCATTTATAAGCTATTTCAGCCATCACATCAGGTGGAACCTTTCCAAGATATTCGGCTACTTGTTCTCTAC